CTCGACATTAGCCAAGACCTCACTGTCTGCTTTTCGAATGTAGTCCAAGACTCTCTTTGTCGACCGCACAGGTTGTATATTGGGGTGCTGTCCGTCCACATCGAAACAACGTACGTCTCTTGTTGAGAAGGGCCCGCACCACTCTCCGTAAGCGTGAATGTGATAGTTCCCGTCGCGGTGAGACTCCCGTGCAATACAATAGTATTGAGCACCGTGCGTTGATACGAGGTGATCTCGTACCCTCTCTCGTGAGAGGCTGCCGCATTGTGGGTATGTGAGGAATACTCGCTTTGCATTGAATCGAAAGTCACGAGACGCTGGCGGGGACATATAATATTACCCCCGCCAGACACTGCCAATCCTGCCAATTTATACCTATAAATCACGGGACCCGATCCAGTGCGCAGCATGCGTGCCCCGTTCCAAGAGCCCGATCCACGACACTTTCGTGTTCCCGGAAATAGACGTACTCTTTTCGGCTCTGCTGCCGCTCTTGGAGGTGCATTAATTAAATCTTTGTTGCCAAAATCGTCAACCGGTATACGCTTCAAGGCCCCAACCGCCAATCGTCTTCGTTCTTATGCGTCGTCGCGCATCCTTTCGCTCTCGCCCGCGTCGCTCGCGTTATCGAAAAAGAAAGTCGCGTTTCACACGCGCCGTCCAACGCGCCGAGCTAAAAAATTCCTCTACAAAAAAAATCGTCTACGCTACACAGTCCGGCGCAACACTCGCTCAAGGAGACGGTACAAGTCGTATCGTTTACATACATACGCCCGTTTCAAATATCGTTCAAGGCACCGGAAAAACCGATTTCATCGAAGATACTATTTCAAACGTCTTCGTTAGGATCCGTGCTGCCATTTCTACTAATCTGGCCAACGCCGAGTTTAACCAGATATTCATTCGCTTCGTTTCATTCTGGTCTCCGGCCAGACAGTCGTTTCTCGCAGGTCCTATTACGTTTGGCAACACCACTACTACAAGCACTAACCCGACTGCCGCGTCGCCTCTTGCGAACCCGTACATTTTTGATGTCTCTTCCGGAGTCGCCCGGTTCGTTGGCGCAAGTTACGCCACCCCCTTCGACACCACCAATATCAGGATTATCGCCACGAGGACCTTTAACATCAATCCCGGAGGAGCCGCAAACGGAATGATTATTAAGAAATTTACTCTTCCTATCGCGAAGAAGATCCGTTTCCAAGATAATGGCGAATCTCCTCTTACCTCTACGCCCAATTACCCCCGTAACGGCCAGTACTACATTATGTATCAGGTATTTGGTGTTACCGGAACCGGTAATGTAGCCAACACTACTATAGCCAATATGGATGCGACATATACCCTTTATTTTAAGGATATTTAGAATAGTGGATTGAATAAAACCACTGTAACTACGTTACTGTCGAACCACGTTTTCTGCGCAGCATTTAGATCGTTTCTAGGATCGTCTTCTGGGTTGCACAACCAGATGCTCGCTTTACCCCATTTCACAGTCCGTTTCTTTCTGTACTTGTCAGTAACCACGAATTCTCGTTGGGCTCCAAGCCAGCATTTCCAGTGAGGAAAGAACTTGAACCCCCCGAAGTCGTCGAAAACTGCGTACTTTGCTCCTTCCCAAAACCCATCCAAGTTGAACTGCCCGCACCAGTATAAGTGACTCCCGAGACTTCTCGCCCACTCTGTCTTTCCCAATCTTGAACCCCCAATAAGTAAGAGAGACTTTGGTCGATCTAGCCAATATAGGCATGAGAGGATATTCCAACGAGGAGGGAGGGGACTGGGGCCCCCCCGGCACGGCGTTCTACAGTACCTACCTCTTCTTCTAGGGACCGCTTCCACTCCCCCAGTTCGGCTGGTTCATTTGCGTATTCTGTCCACCTTGGAACGTATTCGCTTCGTTCCTCTGGGTATCTTGCATCACAAAACGCCCGTAGTCGATCGTGGCATATGACGTAATCCCGAGGATAGCGGTCTGCAACTCGTGCCAGAAAATCGTCGCGACTTGCTGCTTCTTGGAGTATGGATCCATAGTGCACGCGCCCGCCTTCGAGAGACTCGACATTAGCCAAGACCTCACTGTCTGCTTTTCGAATGTAGTCCAAGACTCTCTTTGTCGACCGCACAGGTTGTATATTGGGGTGCTGTCCGTCCACATCGAAACAACGTACGTCTCTTGTTGAG